TGGAATCCAGTCTATAGAGTTAAGGTTGATGGCGTTACAGTTACTAGCGCAACCCTAAGCGGCTTAACTATTACCTCGGGTCGCACCGACATTTATCAGCAGCCGATTGCTGGTTACTGCAATTTAAGTCTTATAGAGACAGCTGAAGCTGCAGTTCCATATGAAGTAAATGACGCAGTAACAATAGAAGTTAAAGATTCTACTGGCGCTTATGTAAATCTCTTTGGCGGCTTTATTACTGACTTAAGCATTACAGTCCAGACTTCAGGATCAACAGCTACGAGCCAGCAGATTAGGATTGTTGCAGTAGGAGCTCTAGCGCGACTTGCTAGGGCAGTTTATACTGGCAACTTTGCCCATCAATTTGATGGAGACCGCATTGAAGAATTGCTTAGCGGCGTATTATTTGACCAATGGAATGAAGTGCCAGCGGCAGAGACTTGGAATAGTTATGACGCAACTACGCAATGGCAGGATGCAGAAAATAGCGGACTAGGTGAGATAGACACTCCGGGCGATTATGAGTTGCACTCTGAAACTGGCCTAAACGACACAGTTTATAATTTAGCTTCTAGGTATGCCAATAGCGGATTAGGGTATTTGTATGAAGATTCGCAGGGCCGTATCGGGTATGCCGATTCAACACACCGAAGCCAATACCTTGCGACTAATGGCTATGTTGATCTCGATGGCAATCACGCCATCGGCCCAGCTCTCTCAATAGTCAAGCGCGCTGGCGATGTCCGCAACGCAATCACAGTCGGCTATGGAATTGGCAGCGCATCAGTAACTGATGAGGATGCAGCGTCTATTTCCCTTTACGGCCAACTAGCTACCACAATTTCTACAACCCTTCGCCACAGTCACGATGCCGAAGCCCAAGCAGCCTTCTATCTACTTATTCGAGCTTACCCACAATTTGCTCTAAGGCAGATAACCTTCACTACTGCTAGTCCAGAGATTGATAATGCCGACCGAGATAGCCTTCTAAATGTATTTATGGGTATGCCGCTTAATATTACTAATTTGCCATCCAATATGACCGATGGCGAGTTTCAAGGATTTGTCGAGGGTTGGACTTGGACTGCAGGTCTCAATCGCCTAGACCTGACTATGAACCTATCGCCTATAGCTTTCAGCCTGCAAGCCTTCCGATGGAACTCAGTCCCAGCGGTAGAGAGTTGGAATACAATAAATCCATTACTGGAATGGTATAACGCTACAATTGTGGCATAGGAGACTAAATGGCAACGACTACTAACTACGGCTGGGACACTCCTGACGATACTGATCTCGTCAAGGATGGCGCAGCTGCAATTCGCACATTGGGAAGCTCAGTCGATACAACGACAAAAAACTTAAACCCACAGACAACTACTGGCGCACTTGCTTATAGATCAGCAACTGCGAACGTAAATACTGCTTTGCCTATTGGCTCAACCGGCCAAGTCCTCACAGTTGCAGCAGGAGTTCCAAGTTGGGCAACGCCTACTGGTGATATTGAAGGAATTACGACAGGCACAGATTCTGGCCTATCAGGCGGAGCGACCAGCGGAACTGTAACTCTTAGGCTTAAATTAGAATTTGATGCGGAAACAGGCACTACATATACCCTATTAGCAGCTAACCTTAACCAACTAGTAACTCTTAACAATGCCAGCGCAATAACTTTAACTGTGCCGCCATCTGTATTTAGCGCAGGTGATGTAATAAATATAGCTCAGATTGGCGCAGGCCAAGTAACTCTATCGCAAGGTGCAGGCGTAACAATTAACTCAACAGGTGCAACAGCAACAGCGCCTAAACTACGCGCTAGATATTCTGCTGCATCTATTATCTGCACCGCATCAAATACGTTTTTAGTCGTAGGAGATATAGCCTAATGAGTTTAATCGGGATTATTGCTAGTCAGAATTATCCGCGCACCATAACAGTTGATTATCTAGTAGTCGCTGGCGGTGGTGGCGGTGGTTGTAACTATGGAGCTGGCGGCGGTGCTGGTGGATTGCGTTGCACAGTAACAGCAACAGGTGGCGGTGGAACTTTAGAAGGGGCTTTGGCATTAGTTCCTAATACCAATTACACAGTTACAATTGGCGGTGGTGGCACAGGGGCGGCAGCAGATAGTGTTAAAGGCAGTAATGGGGGCAATTCAATATTTAGCACAATAACTAGTGATGGCGGCGGCGCAGGTGGCGTTCCTGGTCAGGGCAATGCTAATGCTGTTGGAAGTGGCGGCGGTAGCGGTGGTGGTGGGAATAGAGCTGCTGCTGGTTCTGGCACAGCAAATCAAGGCAGAGCAGGCGGTAGCGGATTTGACGGAGAAGCAAATTATGGAACTGGTGGCGGTGGCGGCGCAAATGTTGCAGGCACAAATGGAACTTCAACAACTGGTGGCGCTGGTGGCGATGGTGTAGCAACTGCAATTACTGGTAGTTCAGTTACTTATGCTGGTGGCGGTGGCGGTGGAACTTTTCAAGGTGGAACGGCTGGCGCTGGTGGTGCAGGTGGGGGTGGAGCAGCTGGAACTGCTGGCGGAAATAACGCTGGTAATCCAGGTTCAACAAATACTGGCGGTGGTGGCGGTGGTGCATCATACCAAAGTTCTGCTGGAATGGCAGGTGGCACAGGCGGTAGCGGTGTAGTTATTTTGCGCTATCCAGATACAAGAACAATTAGTTTTGGCGCAGGGGTAACAGGCACAGAAAGTGCAGCAAGTGGCGGTTACAAAAGAGCAACTATTACTGCAGCAACTGCTGGAAATGTGAGTTGGTCATAATGGCTCATTATGCTTGGCTAGATAAAAATAATTTAGTAGTTAATGTAACTGTAGGCGTTGATGAAAATTTAGTGCAACAAGATATAGGCGGTTCTACTGAGGCTTGGGAGTTATTCTATACTCAAGCAATAAATCAAGAAGGCGTTTATGTAAAGCGCACTTCATACAATAACAATATACGCAAGCAATATGCTGGAATTGGTTATAGTTATGACCCTGTGGCAGATGTATTTATAGCGCCACAACCTTATCCTAGTTGGTCGCTAGATGCTGACTATAACTGGCAACCGCCTATGCCTATGCCTACAGAGGGTATGTGGTATTGGGATGAGGCAACCCTTAGCTGGATAGAATCAAATGGCTAGACTATGTGCAGCTGGTGTCCAATTACGGGAGCAAATCGATGACGATTATCCTGATCGCGATAGGAAGTCTGACGGCTGGATTGCTGATGCTCGGCACATTGCTAAAGGCAGTTCTGACCATATACCAGCAAATGGAATCGTTAGAGCTATAGACATTGATTCTGACCTAGCAGCGCACAAAGAGGAAGCTTATGCGTTGGTGGAGAAGATTCGTAAGTGCGCCAAGAAAGGCGATAAGCGCATCAAATACATTATCTACGATGGCAAGATTATGAGCCCGATACTGGGTTGGAAGCGGCGTAAATACTCAGGCCCCAATCCTCATCGTTCTCATTTCCATATTAGCTTTACAACTTTGGGAGACAAAGACAGCAGTTACTTTGACCTAGAAGGAGACAAAAATGAGCGACTTAAAAAAGATGGCCGAAAGCTGGGCAAAGACATTCCTAGCGACAGCACTAGCGACTTACCTAGCGGTGGGATTCGACCTCAATGCGATTGCAAATGCCGCTCTAGTGTCAGTCTTGCCTAGCATAATTAACTGGCTAAACCCTAACTACGAGCGTTACGGCAAAGTCCGATAATGGTTGCAGCTGAATTAGCAACCTTAGTTGCATCAGTCTTAGGATCAATTGCCCTACTTATTGCTGGCCTTCGATACATAATTAAATTGGAGAATATTCCAATAGTGTCGCGCCTTGATAAAATGGAGTCTCAGCTAGAATTGGCACTAGCGAGAGGGGTCAGAAATGGCAACGCGAAAGCGCGTAAGTAAGAAGCCAGTCAAGCGTCCTAAAAGACGAAGGACCACTAAAGAGACGCCTTTAACAAAGCTTGATTTCTGGGCTATTGCGGCCAATGAAGTTTATAAAGCTTGTCGCAGAGCTGGTATGGATGAAGGAACTTCACTTGCTTTTGCTATGGATCGTAGCTCTTACCCTGATTGGATAGTGCCAGCTGATGACCCAATAAAGAAAATTGGTTGGGAAGATGGCGAGGAAGATAACTAATCTACTTTCGAGAGGTTGAGTTATTCGAGGCTCTCAAGTCGCTCTACCCAGACTTGACGCCCTTATCAGCGACCGACCGAGCAGATGGCATTACTAGCGATAGCTATATTGAGCTTAAATGTCGTAGAACGCATTATGACCGCCTATTGATTGAGAAGAAAAAGTGGGATTATCTGGCCGATATAAGGGCTAGGACGGGCGCTAAGACTCTTTATATCAATGCGACACCTAAGGGCATCTACCAGTTCGATTTAGGGGCTCTAATCGAGCCTGAGTGGGTTTTAAAGAGTCTGCCGATTACAACCGATTTCAGC